TTGCGGAATTGCGCACGAGTGAACTCATCATTGAATTCAAACAGCTGGAACTTAGCAGCAGTACTTACCGCCTTTTCTAAAGTGATGAACAACCTACGAACGTTAATGCGATCAAACGCACTTGGACGAGTAGAGGCAGTCTTATCACCGTATAAAATAATACCTTCGCCAGGGAAGCTAACAATTGGATTAACGCGAGCTTTATATAGATCATCTCGTGCAGCTTTCTTAGGATTGAAAGCAATCTTAGTTACACCGCGGATTTGACCACGTGAGAAACCAGCAGGAGAGAACCATGCATCGGCAACGTTATCTGTGTTTGCACACAAACCAGCAATTGCACCTGAAGCTACAATCCAACGATATGTGTCATTGTACTTATCGTACACATATAAAGAAGTTGAATCGAATACTGCATAAGATGAAGAAGTAAGGGCATCGGCCCAAGCTTTCACGTTAGCAGCTGCTGAATCGTTATTAACTGTTACTGCAACGGCAGGGGAAACAAACGCAACACAATCTTTACGGCCTTCGGCAATAGCGATCATGTAGTTAGCCATAGTCACATCATCGTCAGCTGAAGTTTCAGGACCAATTAGCAAGTTTACGTCGACAGTTTCTGAATCGTCATACATGTCATAAGCTGTTGATAATTCGCCAACTGTTGGAGCGTCATCTGAAGTACCACCAGTAAGTGATACCGTGATTGCAGCAGAACCAGTAACGAATGCGGAACCAGCCGCGGCATTAACAGCAGAACCTGCATCAGTTAATGCTGAGGTGTGAGCACCCCAACGAACATATGCAGATGAGTTGTTAATTACGTTTGCGTAGTAGTTATCAGTACCATCAGCTGCTTTAGCATCTGAGGCTTGAGAGACGAATGCAAATGTTTCTAGTACTGTACCAGCGGCGCCAGTGATGGCTCCATCTTGGTCAAGAACTACAATGTGCATTTCATCAGCGGTATCACCACTATTTGCTACTGAATATGCAGAAGTACTAGGAATTGCATCAAAGCTAGAAGCATATGCCCATGCGGCAAAAGCTGTTGCATCTGCAGGGCAGACTGAAACTTGTAATGAGTTACCTAATACACCAGGAAAGCGAGCAAGGAATGTATCTGTACCACCGGGCGTTACAGATGCAAAATGCTCGTCGTTTTTAACCAAAAGGCCGGTACCAGAAGTAGTAGCGTTAAGGTTGCCTGTTAATGCACGAACTACGCGCAACGAATTGCCATACTGCAAGAACTGCGCAGCTGGATAGAAATATTTAGCGGTGTTTGCGTTAGGTTTGCCGAAAATATTAACTAGTGCTTGTTCCGAACTAACTGTTGTAATCTCTCCAACCGGGCCCCACTGGAATGCTCCAGCGATCGCGCCAATAGATGTAGATACAGCAGGAACAACATTAGTCAAGTCAGTTTCTTTTACCTGCACACCAGGTGAGACTTGAAATGCCATGTATTTTCCCCTTCATTGGAAATTAATAAGTTTTCATAATAAGATGTTTTCACTAGCATTATTTATATATATACAGATTTAGAAGAATACTTCCTTCTGTACGAACCATCTGTCTCCACCTTCTACGATGGATTCAACTTCTTCTATAATGCCATTGTCATAAACACCAAATGGGACTACATCGTTTTCAATCATTCTTTGTTGTTCTGCATACATCATACTCTTCATATCAATATCAGTCATTTCACCGAAGAAGGGAGTTGCAGCAAACCATCCAAATAGAACTAAGTTCATCATCAAGTCATCGTGATTACCTGTTGATGCTTCATAGGAAGAACCTGATGCTACGAATGTAGACATTTCTATGATTGTATCTTGATCAACAATAGATAATTGACTTTGTTCTACAAGATCTTTGATGTTTGAACAACCAATGCGCTTGACCTTTCTAGTCATAGTCACACCAATTGAGTTAGCTTTTATCATTGATTCAACGAACACATTTTCGTATTCTAAATCATAATATAAGCCATTACATACGACAGCGCCTTGGTCATTAGATTCAATGATTACATACGCGTCATTATATGTTTTAGCATACTTATATATGATGTCAGGAAATAGCAGTGGTGAGATCATATTATCTTTAAACACTGCAACTTGCTGAAACGGTTTGGTTGTCACATCAATGATATTAAACGTAGATGAATCCATACCTCTGCCCTTTGCAACATCGACAAAGACCATATAGTCATGATGTTCTTCAGGCTTAACATATACCTTAACGTTATTCTGTGTAAAGATAGGATTCTGCGCCTGCATACCTAATAACGTATCGCCAGAGATTAAAGTATTACCTGTTCCATGGAACGTATTACCAAACTCTTGGTTGAATTGCAGTTCAGATGTATTAGCAATTGTTTGTCTTTTCCATTCAGCATCTCGACCTGGAACGTCCCACCAGTCAACTCTAAATGGTTTAAATTCGTTTGTACTTTGTACTGCACCTTCCCAAAGCTTATGGTATATATTACCTAAACCGTTTGCAGTAGATGTAATGATTACTTTTGTAGATTTACCACTCGACACCACTGGATAGGTGGAAGTATAAAACTCTGTTGCGTTTTCAACAAAGGCAAACTCGTCGAGGAATAGGAGATTGACAGACATGCCTCGAATGGACGATCCTGAAGTAGCAGCAGCGATGATGCGAGAATTATTAGAAAAGTCAATAGATCCCTTATTCAATGCTTTACACCCAGGCTGTAAGAAGAACGGCAGGTTCTCAAGCATTAATGTTACGCGAGCTAACATCTCACGTGCGGTTGCACCTTTGTTTGCTAGTATCGCAATTGTCTGTTCTGGATGAAACAGAGCGTACCATAGTAAATATCCCACCGATGAGATAGACTTACCAGATTGACGACACGCCAGTACTATAGAGAATCTGTTATCATCAAAATGAGAAAACATCTTTTCTTGATACGGGTATAAATCAAAATCAACTAAACCATGATCGAGATGTATTACCTTAAGATGTGTCTTTGCAAAGTATACGGGATCTCTAAGGCATCTTGTATACTCAGTGATTTGCTCTTGAGACCAAGCTTCCTGTACACCATCTCTTTTAACGTTAGGATTACCAAGGTAACCTAATTCGTTATTCTTTAGAGTCGCCATCAATAACTTTCATCTTATCTAGTAGCTTACGTTGAAGATCTGCAGTTGACCCTACGAAGATATTGTTTTGAGTCATACTGCCATCAGGCAACATGGGCGAATCCCTGTCCACTTTCTCAACTTTCTTTTTCTTCTCTTGCAACTCCATTAATCTATCTGCAACTTCAGCATTTTGCTTCATCATATTAGAAAGAACTTCAAACGCCCGTGGGTGTTCTGAATCACGAGCAAGTTCCATCATAAGCTCGATTGCTTCGTCACCCTTCTCTGCTAGACTATAATATTTAGCCCTTGCAAAGTCATAGTCATCTTTTACATCGCTCATTAATCATTCCATAATTCTTCAATAGCCGAAATTGGCGAAGTACTAGTAGATGTTCCGCCGCTTATTGTATCTGTAGTATTGAATATACCATTGACACTCTTAGCAGTTAATTTGCCTAACTTTACAGATACCACTACCGCAGTTGCACCTGAGTTATTAGCAGATATTGTTTCTCCAATTGTGAATGCGTTTACACCACCACTAATTGCACCGATCGTAAGTATCACACGATCTGGATCATTAGGCTGGAAGATTGTTTCCACTACAGTATGTGCATCTGCTTCTGCTGCGCTTAATGGATTAACATTAAGGTCTTGTCGTTCTAAAGGCTTAGTGCTAGCAGAGATTACATTATTATAATCTATATTAACTGTTTTAATCAAGCCCTGGCCACCAATACCACCATAAAAATTGACCTTTGTTTCAAAGTCTAAAGTATATATAATTACTCGTCGAGTAGCAAAGTCACCCTCATAGTCATCTGCTAACGCAACTGACTGAAGAACAAAGGGTTGATCTGATCTAAAAGTATTATCTACTTCCTTAATAGACACAGTATAATCTGGTTGAAAGAATGGTAGTATCTGTTCTAATATTTGTAAAGCATCATCCTGATTCTTTGCCATAATATTTAATGAAATACCAAGTGTATATCCTACAGGTCCAAGCACTGTCTTCATTCTATTATTATCAAGAGGATCTGGAAAGGTTTGCTTAATACCTTTTTGTAATTTAGTATTAGGATTATATGCTAGCGATGTTAATTCAAAAGACATGCGTGGCAATTTTAAAGCAATCTTTGGATCGTCTATATCTTTTTGTTGATCTAGTCGTGCAAGGAACTTTTGTT